GCCCCTACCACCCATGTACGGGATTTGACGTTGTAGTGAAAAAGAAAACTACAACTTATCACGTAGTATAACTACGTGACCGCTCTCCACTGGAAGAGCGTAGTGTATGAAAACACGAACCTTCTTTTCCTTGAAGGCACCACCAACCGTATACGGATCAAATTCCCTAGAGCTCAGCCCTTGGAGAGATTTGCCGACATTCGGATAGAGTTGCTTCAATTTCCACCACTCAAAGCGTGGATTGACAACCTTTCTTCGGAGATCGCCATATCCTACATAGTGTGCTGCTGCTTCAGAGTTGGAATCCAGTAATGGATCCCCGACCTGAAGGTCAGTCTCACCTAGGTATGCTTCGTAAATCGGCACAAGTGAATCGCCCTTTTGGAGGACACCATTTTTAAACACTTTAGGCCGTTTAACGTGGGTTTCAAAAACATGACCCGTTCCCTTCTTTCGAAGTTCTGGGCGCGGGCTGTGAATGTGACCATCACCGTAACCAACGGGTCCATAGAGTCTATGGTCGTAAGGTAAGTGACTAAGTAACATTTTACGCACAACCAGCGGGAGCATCTGTTCATCACCGTAGTAAAAATTCAATATACCTACGATTCGAGCAGAAGTCCACCTGTCTTTGACATAAAAAGGTCTTACGTTTTGCCCTTGAAAAAAGTCGGCACCACATGACTCTCGGAAGCTTCCCGAAGCATATGATTTCTCTTTATTTATTGAGAAACCAAACAGCTCAAGGACTCCACAAGTTCGCTCATAGCACTCCGAAGGAACGATAATATCGTCCCCAAAGACACTAATAAGCTCGGTGCTAACTTTTCGACACTCGGCAACGGCCATCGCAACTGAATAAAAGATAAGAGATTCTAATTCGAACGTGAATCCGTTTCCCATACTGGAAAACTTTTCTTGTTCGATTATTATTCTCCGTTTCCGATATTCTATGCAACCCGTTCTCCAGTTAGATAGTAAATCTACCCAATCCGTTGGGAGTAAATGTACTACTAGAGCTAGAGCCAGAGTGTCAGACGCGCTACTAAGATCGATTGTAGCTATGTTATCAAAAAGTGAGCCTAGTCTGGCTAACCTTTGATTTTTTGTTTGGTCTTTCAAATTACAACCAAACATACGTAGTCTACATTTTATCCATGAACCTATACCCTTCTGGACGAAGGTATTTATAATAGGTTCAACTATTATGGATCGATCTGTTTTTGCGTTCTTGGGTACAAAACTGAGTTGACCGTATCCCCTTCTGCATTTCTCCTGATGGATTGATGCGTAGTGCGGGATGGTCTGCCATAGTTCTGACAAAGAATCTACGGCCTCTTTTGAACATACAGGTGTCGCTTCGAGTTTAAATCTATGCGACGTTGTTTTTTTGACGGTGGTGTTCGAACCGGGACCGAAGCCCAACTGCAAATCTGCAATTGAAGGACACGGACCTAGGATTAGAGCGATTTTCCTACGCACCTCGAAAACTTCGGGTTCGTAGCCAGCGAAATATTTATCACTGGACTCTAAACTTCGGATCCAAGCATTCGTTTGCTTGCATTGGAACTCGGCTTTAGCAAATGTTTCAAACGCAACAGCCTCCCGATCTACTCCGATGTCGATATCTATGTTCTTTTGGAACAATGCTAGACACTGACGAGCGTTTCGAATATGGAAAGCGTGGTCGTTGTAGAAATATTCAATGCTATATTCACTTAACCCTTTGTGGTCATCATTGATCACTAACCTCAGAAGGTCAGCGCTGAATCTACCACTATTGGCAGCGAATTGAAGAGCTAGACTTTTTGTTATTATGTCTGACTCTCTCCTTGAGCGAACGTCAAAGTAACGGATTGGTTTTGATTTTTTGGTAAACATATAATCACCTTCAACATAAGGATAAATGCAATGGAACAGACCATTAGAGACCTCTCGAAGTTAACGCCAAAGCAAAAGGACGAAAGACGCAGAGCTATCAACAAGTATCGTCAAGCAATTGACAATATTGATAAACAGCTTTTGCCTCTCTTGTCTCAAGCAGAAGCATTACGCGAGAAAAAGAAAGAACTACGTGCCGAGCTTAATAAAGCTTACGATATGTTTCAGTAAGCACTCGGTGGACAAGGATGTCCGTTAATACGGTTCAATCCGGTCAACGATCATGTCGATAAGTATTTGGTTGCTCAATAAATTCTTTGAGTAAGCCAATACATCCTTTGCTTGATCCGATGTTGCACGCTGCGGAAGAAAGAATTCATGCATAGACTGTAAGGAATATGCAACTTTCGCAGAGGCAGTATAGCCTTGTGAATTGTTACCAGTAATCGTTTCCAAGCACGGTACATACACCTTAGCACGCACCTTATCCAACGGCGTCGGACCCTTGCCACGAATTAAACGAAGTTCCGCCACAACTTGACCTATAATGGGCAAGCTAGACAGATTTTCGCGAAATTGGTACAAATGTCCATCAGACGAAATAGGATTAAGTGAATGTGCAACAGGTGTTGCTTTGCCATCGTTAATGACTATAGTAGCTAAGGCAGCCATAATATAAACTCCAAGAGAATTAAATAAAATGAATAAAATCCCAGTAAAACTGTGCAGACCAAGTGTCAATAACCTTACTTGTTTTTATTGTCAGGAGCAGCATAAACAGTACCCTCCACACATTCTAGAAGCACTTGAAGTTCCTTGCCGTTGGCCGGAACTTGAAGCGCCAAGAAATGTGCAAGTATACTTAATACTGCTGCAATGATTATAATATAAGTTCGGTTCATAAGACAACTCAACTCTCATTAGTTAAAGGGGATTAATTCGTTTGGTAATTCCTGCGAAAGCAGGTGGGGTACCACCCAAATTGTTAATAAAACGCACTAAAAGGCTAAATGTCCCATTTATTATAGCGGACAACCCTCCCAACAGATAGATCGTTGGTATGGGGCCTTGAAGACGTCACGACCTGAGTAAGTAACGCAATAGCATTTTGTGTATGCTTCACGGTAGCTACGTCGGCAAAGGCCTTCGCTTTTGGCGGAGGTATTCGCGGTAAGGTCGTCAAGATCTCTCGCTTGAATGTAATCAGCTTATCGGTATCGGTTTCGCAAAATCCTTTCCTAACAGGGTAGTTAGGTTGGTAGCCAGACCATAACCCGCTGATCCCAGCAGTAACGGTAGTCTTGGTTGAAACTACACACTTATCAATCTTAAGAGATTTGGCAGCATGCGAAGCCTCGATAAATTGCCCAACGGGTATTACCCAGTCGACAATAAAAGAGAACTTCGTCCACTCCCATAGAGCTCCTAGAGGATTGTCGAGTTGTAGCGACGAAGCCACAGATTCTCGTTCAGAGCACCGTGCAATATATCCTTTACGGATAGTTTTGCGACTAGTACCAACGATAGGTCGGGCCGTCGTGCCTGTATGAATAGTAGAAGCTTGAATTTTTCTGGCTACACGGAACGTTTGCACAAAAGGTCTAGTGACTATCGCCTCATAAGCTTTGGCCGATTCAACTAAGTCGGAAACCAACGGTTCCCAACCATAAGTGAGCTCGAGCCATAAATTAGCCGGAGTGCGTAGTACCACTTTACCCTTGCGTAGAGCATTCTTTCGCCTTCGTTTCTCAGCCTCGTCCTTTTCGATGCTAAGTACCTTTTTATACCATTCGGCAGACCGGTTCTTATCGAACTTTAGGTCTCGCCCAGTAGTTAAGATAGTAGCAGCGCGTCCTATTTGACCATGGCGTACGTAATGAATCGCAGAAGCAATCCGGTATACGGTATTACCGAACATCCGAACAGTCTGGTCTGACTCAATCAGAAAATTCCCAACATTCATGTTATGGTCTCGAACTTTTGAGGCTAACTTGTTTGTGAGAATGATTGTGTCATTACTTGTCCAGTTCAAAATAGGATCCGGTACCTCGTAACGGGTACGATACCAATGCTCAACGCGATCTGGATAACCAGGTCGACCAGAGAAAGTGATATCAAAGGGAGTACTATCGAAAAATCTCAAGTAGAGATCGTACGCATTGTCTCTCAATACGGAAGGATACCCTGGCGAATTGGCGCCATTCTGACTACGGTAATAATAATACCCATAAGGGGTAGTACCACCACCTAGCCAAGAATAATAAAGGCGCCTATCATCAGTGTATGTCCGGACAGTCATAAAGGAATCTCATTTCAACAGTTATTAACAAAGTGCAGAAATGCACGGTACTCAGCAGAACGTGTCTGTCGCTCCTTGTGAAACTTCTTTCAAACTTACTTGTATCTCCCCTTCATTAGGAAGGATATCGCTAAATTCGTCAACCAGATGCCTTAAAAAGGCTACAACAGCACGACGGCTAGTATCACGAACATCTGACGTAGCTTCCGTCGAAACCATAAAAGTATAGGTTTCTCCGGGGCCGTAATCGAATGCATATGTGATATAACCATCACTGAAGTACAATCTTGGAAATGAATTAATCATAGCGTCACCTTCTAGGGTAGATTAGTAATTGTAAAAGCCACTTGGTAGTG